AGATTGTCCAGCTGTGACAATGATGTTATTTGCACCAGTGGTATTACCGTTGGCAAGGATTTCTGATAAGGTATCAACGGTGCCAACCTGGGCATCAACATAGGTCTTGATAGCTTTAGCACTAGCAAGGGTGTCATCACTAGCACTTACGCTGGTAAGGTCTGTGTCTACACTGGTGACTGCAGTTGAGCTAGCAATAGTAAGACTACTAAATCCACCTGTGGACTGTGTTGTAGCTCCAATAGGTGTACCATCAATGGCACCACCGTCTATGTTTACAGCTGTGTAATCTTGGGTAGAAATAGTACCAAGACCTAGGTTGGTCCTAGCAGCTGCTGCAGTGCTGGCTCCTGTGCCTCCGTTGTTGACAGGTACTTGACCACTGATGCTTACAGTGACATCACCTATGGAAGCATCTACAGCTAGGGGGCTAGTAGCTGCAAGAGTGGCTACACCTGCAAGGTCAGTTCTTAGCGTAGATCTGCGAACTTTCTTGGTTTCATTTTCGCTGATGTCTACAATGACCAGTACGTCATCATCAGCAATGCCGCCTAGTTCAACCTCAGTAAGCTCAGTGATCTTTTTATTCGTTGCCATTTAACTTTCCATCCAATCAATAAATAAGTATGCTGTGCCAGCACTAGATATAGCTGCTATTTTTTCACCATCTCCAGCACCAGGTGATGAATCAGGCTTTACAATAAAATGTTCAGAGTCACCATTGTGTATAAAACTAGATGTACCATCAGTTGTAGCCGTAGGATTTAAACCTACTTTGACATAATTTAAAGGACTTCCACTTGTTCCATGTGCTCTAAGTTGAACTATACTAGCACCAAATGGACAAGTTCCAGATTGTGCACTTGTGGTAGTAATATCTACTCGTTCACTCTTTACAACTCTATGAGCATATGGATGTTGACGAGCCATTTAGCCCTCCAAGAAAGTAACATTTACCGTAGCTGTTCCGATGCTGGCTACCTTTTCACCATCTGTTGCTGTGGGAGAACTATCTCCACGAATGACAAAGTAAGAAGCATCAGCTGGTTCAATCAAAGTACCTGCAGCTGTGGCTGTTGGGTTTGGTCCTATTACTATGTTTACATTTGCACTGGTTGCTACTCTAGCTATGGTGCATCCAAATGGAGCACGTCCACTTTGTGCACTGGTGCCTGTGCTGGTTATGTTCTCGCTACTGATGATACGAGATGCTATGCTATTTTGATATGCCATGTCTATGCCTTTATGTTCTTGTCAGAGTTCATTTCAAATCCAAGCTCAATACCTTTAAGTTTAAGCTCTTCACGTTTTACCGCCATTTCGTGTTCTATCTCTACACGTTCAAGTTCTACCTTTGCAGCTTTTAGTTCAAGCTCTTTTGCTTTGACTTCTGCTTCAAGTTGTTGTGCCTGTGCTTGTACTATCAAGGCTTGTGCTTGTGCCTGGGCTAGTTGATCTTGTGCAGATGGTCCTTCTTGCTGTGGTGGTGGTGGCACAGAGATGAACTTGTCTATGTTTTTGATACCTAGCTCAGTTGCCATATTTCTGACAAAATTATAGGCATTTTCTGGTGTTACAAGCCCTGGTATCTGTGGTGCTACCTGTTGAAGCATCGTAGACAAATTGGTCATTGCTTGGACTTTTATGTCCTGATTACCATATCCAATGCCAACTTCTATGTTGACATCCATGTTTTCTTTCCAGCTAGAAGGATCTATCTCGTAATAGACATTATCTAGTCTGACTATTTTGTTTCTGTCTTCATATTTCTGTACCAAGTTGTAAATTGACTTGAACATATTGCGAACACCAGTGTCTGCAAATATTCTGGCAATTAGCTCAAGTCTGCCTTGGGCATTTGTCATAGCACTGTTAGCTGCACCTGCCGTGACATGTGATTTTAACAGATCAGCACTTAGACCTTGTGTCTGTGGGTTTACACCAGTGCGTCCTGTTTTAATGTTTTCCCAATATTCCAACATCTGGAAGCTGTAGTTCTGTAATGCTGGTGTTTGAATAGGTTGTAAGGCATTAGGACTACGAGTTCTGACGATACCACCAGGTCTACTGGTCAACAAATCATCTATGTTTACTTGACCTTCTACAACTTGGAACCTACCGTTGTTAGCAAGATACATATTGTCAAGTAGGTTTCTGGTCAAGGTTGACCTGATTAGCTGAATGTCTTGTACCGTTTCTGCTACACTTAACCCATAGAACTTATGAGGTATCGGTATGGGGCAAATTGTGCTGAATGGTAACTGGTCAATTGGTTCAATGTCTAATAACTCATCTCCAGCATGACAAATCTTATGAAGGACACTGATTCCAGAACCATCCATGTCTATCTTCATATAAGACTCGTAGATCTGTACGACAATCTCTGAGTCAGCTGCAGCTTGGTTTGGATAGACATCTGTAGAGTCATAGGCATGTCGTGCCATGTACTCTTGACTCGTTGTGATGTCATCTGCACCACCTACATATCCAGGTAGGCTATCGACAACTTCTGGGTCATAGCCCATCTTGATAAGCTCAGACCTAGACTTGTGTGACCTGTGACAAATAAACCTTGCATCTTCTAAGGTTTTAGCACCACGGTTAATCAGGAACTCTTCAGGTGGTACATTTTCTACCGTGACTTTTCCTTTGATCTCTCTACGGGCAAAGGTGACATCATGTGTTACCTCTTCATATTCTACCATCATGCCCGTTTGTGGATCAGGCTGTTCCTTTACCTCTATTGTTTCAGAGTGCTCAACGATGTCTATGTCGTCATCTTGCATCAACAATGAGTATTCTTGATCAGTTAAGTTCTGATAAGACTCAGTTGTTGTTTCTTCTAGTTCTTCCCAGAAATGCTTGACAACACCTACTTTTTGCATCAATGCGTCTAGGAAAAAATTGTAAAGTACCATAAACCCATCGTTCTGTTTGTAGAACACATGGTTTACATAGTTGGTAGCTTGTTCAGCTATGGCTTCATCCTCTGGTCCTTCAGGGACAAAGTTGACTATTTTCTCTCCAGCTGTGAAGATACGCATCAGGCTGGGCATCATCCACATCAATGTGTCTTGTACATCAGTGACAACAACTTGGCTACGACCATCTTCTTCGTTGCCAAAGGGTTCACCATAGAAATACTCCATGGCTTTTTCACGTTGTTGGCTGATCTCTGAGTCCATGTAGTCACTGGACCCGTTGATCTCACTTTCTACAAGCCCAATAATTTCTTCGTCTGTTAGGTTATGGGCCATTTATTTTTTCCGTTTTTTAGACTTTGGAAATCCTGCCTTCATATTAGCATAGGCTTTATCAGAGATTGTTGATTTGCTTTTAGGTCTGCTTATGCCCTTGCGTTTTCTGGCATTGATGTTTGCGTATAGTCCTCTTTTAGCCACGTTTCTTTCCCTTTACCTTTTTAAGATCAGCTGCAGTTATCTTTTTTCTAGGTGGTGCAACAGCTGCAAGTTTCTTCTGTTTTGGACTATATTTTGAGTAGGGCATTAAACTATTCCTGCGCTAGAGTATTTTATTTCAGATTCAAAACCATACTTTCTGAATACCGTTTTGCTCTTTTGTCTTTCTCCAAATCTTTCTATGCTCAATGCTGCATAACGCATTGCACTTAGAAGGTCGTCTTTGATTGGCACCACTCGTCCATTTTTTCTATGGTAGAGACGCAACTCCTCAAGAGTCTCAGTACAAGACATAAAAATCTGCAGCCTACCAGTTTCAAAGCGTTGCAGAAGCAAGCTAATCCCCGCTTCAATTGAGTTATTACCATTAAGTTTACCTTCCGCTGGTGGATTACTGAAGTGTTCACTGAGCATATAGACACCAAGATCACGGTATTGTTGTGCTAGTTGTATTCCTGATCCCTTGTCATGTTGTAGCCCATCATGTGGAAATGCCACTGGTATGCCAGGTGTTCTGTTGTTGATAACCGCAGCATGGGTCAATGGTGTTTCCTTAGACCTTCGGTATTCATCATAGACGTAGATGATGTCGTCATCTGGGTCATATGCTACCCAACTTACGGCAGTCGGGTGGTCAAAACCAAAGTCTATTGCAGCTAGTTGTAAGAAATGATTTGGTATGTCAAATTCTTCACAAACTATGTCTTCTTCCTTGACAGGGTAGACAAGCCCTGATCCAAACACAGGGATACCCTTTGATCTCATGTCACGCTCTGCAGGACTGTATACAGCTAGTAGCTGTTCCTTGGTCTTTGCATCTAGGTGATCTACATCGTCCCAGGTGGCTGTTATCAAGCTTTGACCTGGTTTGAGATCATTCATAAAACTACTAACTACACTTGTCATACCCTTTTCAGGAGTAAACGTCATGTAGACAACACCATCAGTATCAGCAGTACGAGTGATACACTGACTAAAAATCTCATGCCTGGGTTCTTCGTCAAGCCAGACAACATCTACAGCTTCACCCATGAACTTTTCAAAACCCTGTTCATAGGCTTTGAAGCTGATTATAGAGTTTCCACCAGTTTTGTGTTTAACCAACGCCGCACTATAGGCGTTTGGAACACCTGGTTTCCTGATGGTTTCCTC